AATGTCACTTTAGTTATGTTGTCCATAATTACCGTTTCTCTAGTGGATAGGGAACGCCCCACGAGCCGCCAAACGTCCTGAAACACATTTGCGCGTCAAGAAAAGCGCCGGTTTCTAGGTCACGGAATACCTGGAAAAGTACCTCTTGGCCGTTGTCTAAAACCGTTGTGTAGGTTTCGTAAACAAACGTTGGTATTTCTGCCATGTCGCTTACCTTTCGCCGGTAACGACAACCCTAAACGATGGGTTTACGGTTGTGGTGGATTATCCCCAAAAGCCTTAGAAATAGCGGCTTTTACCCTCTCCGGGTCACGTGCCGCGGATGGGCTTAGTTCTACGTGCCACCAATCGCCACCGGGCGCACCCGATACCGTTGGCTTGTCGTACACTTTCCACGCTTGCCGGTCACAACGCCACGCACGCCCAAACCCGTGCAAATAGTCGATAACTAGCTCAATGCCTATTTCGTTGGCGTGTTCTAAGCATTTGTTAATAAACGCCTCAGATACGGCGCGGCCGTTCGGTACGCCTTTGTTAGGCATCTTGCGGTAGCTCAAATCGACGGCCCGCCCGGTCGAATGAACACTAGGCGTGGTTTTGCCTTTCATTGGTCTAATACCGAAATCGCCGTTATTCCATAACGCGCCAGCGGTACGGCAGTTTGCTTCACGAATAAAAACCGATAGGCCGGGCGTTACCCCGGTGCCGTCGCCGTCGTACCCGGTGTATGGCCGTGTGGCCGAAAGGTTAGCTTTCTTGGCTGCCACGCCCAAAGGCCCGGTCGTTTGGGTTTAGCCACCTGAGCAATGGCGGTAGGACGGCTGCGATACCGGCCGCCAAAAGCTTTTTAGGTTCGGTTTCGCCCGCCATGTAAAGCGTTAGCGCACCGGTAAGAAAGCTGCGGGCATAGCTACCAATAATGGCTTTGTCTTTACTTGTCATGGTCAGTAATGTGCCGATCTATTTTTTTCTCAATACGGTCAAGCGACGTATGGACAATGCCGTGGTCGGTCGCGTTGTCTTTAATGAGTTTATGAATGAGCGCCACAACAATAGAGAAGCCGCCAGCGATAACAACGCCCAAAAGTTCATTAGCCATGGCATTACGGCGCCGGTGGGTATGGGTTTTCGAGCTTTACCTTGGCTACTGCTTCGCGCCACTCGGCCTCTGTAGCATCGCCACGCTGCCACTTAAAAAATAGCGGGTCAGATTGCTGCTCATAAGCGGTAAGGCGGGCTTGCTCAACCGCGGCAACTTGGTTTTCGTATTGCACTTGTGGCCAAAGCGCGTCTAACTCAGCTTGCGTTGGCTTAGGGCTTGTGTCCAGCCAGTTCAGGCCGTCGTATTTGTCGCCGTCCATCGTCCATTGCGTGCCCGAATACTTTGCGACTAGGACTGCAGGGTAATCAACGTTCATGCGCTTATCTCCATAACTACAATGCCGCTTGTCGCTCGTGAATAGCCGGTACTATCAGTGTCGGTTGTGCTTCGATTTATGTAAGTAGTCGTTGCGTTATCCGCTGCCGCAATTTGTACCTGATAAGTAATTGCCGACGTGGTTGCAGGGCTATCAAGGTAAAACGCACTTGCGTTCATCATTACTTGCGGCGTGCCACCCGTTCCGTTTTGAGCAAACGCGATCCTTGCTCGGCTGCCGGCAGTATCGCCAACCCATGACGCAGTATTTCCGCCCGTGACTTTCACCCACGTTCCCGAGTTATTCCCGCCAATTTCTAAATAAACATAAATAAGCACTTTGCTAGACGTTGCCGACGGCGTAATTGCCGCTGACAAGCCCGTCACGTTGCTAAAAGTAACGCCCGTGCTATGCGTGTACGTATCAGTCTTGGTGGTGCTTACAACTTGCAACACGCGGAAAGCGCCACGCAAATTGTTCATCTGGGCCGCAGTCAGCACGGCCCCGCTAACAAACGTTGCGGGTAAAGTAGTAGGGGTTGCCATGCGCCTAGCCTAATACGTTGTTTTCGTCCATACGGCCATACACCGGGTCGTCAAGCAATAGCTCGTACGCAATGACCGTAGGGGCCGTGTAAAAGCGAGCGGTATGGCCGTTTAGCAAGCTAATGGCGTGTTCGACGCCCTCAACGCTCAAAGTCTCAATACGCAGGGTTGACACGCCACCAACCAAAATGTGCTTTTCTATTTCAATAGTGTCCCCAATGTCAATAACGGCCACCGTGTCCCTATCAGCCGCCAACGCAATACCGGAGAATTGGGCTTCAACGTCGGTAAACCGAGGTTCGGGTTCCGGCTGAAGCAAATAGTCAGCCAGCACAAGCGCGGCGGCGCTGTCGTGCAAAAGGGTATTCGGCAAGTTTACGGACTTAACAAAATAGGCGGCTTGGCTCGGCAAATCCTCAGCTATTTGCGGCGTGTTCGGGCCGGCTTGTACGGTCGCCTTGTTAATAACGTCCTCAGCCTGAAAACTAATACCTAGCTTTTGGTAACGTACGCCGCCGCTGCCGTTGTCGCTGAACGTCGCTACCGGGCTGGCAAGCGTTACACCAATGCGAGGTTGGCTCACAAAAACGCCCTCGCGGTTAATAAAAATACGGCCTTGCTCGGCCTGTTGTATCTGATCTAAATACGCTTTGACGTTTGTACCCTCAGGTATGGAGTATTGGCTGCCGCCACCAAGCTCGGTCACGTTGTCCGGGTCAATGTTACGGGCCGCGCCGGTTGGGTAGTCGATTTGATCGAGCAGCCACCCTATGCGTACGTCGGACATTTCTTTAGTCGGGTTTTGGCCGGCTAATTGGGTATTGCCTAGCTTGTAAAAAGCGTCGGCGCAAAACACGGTTACGGTGTCGTTTTCACCCAAATTAAAGTTGTAGTCGTAATTAACGACATTACCGACAAACAAGTATTCGGGGTTGTTTGCGTTGTCGTAGCGGATTAGGCGTACTTCGCGCATTGGCGCCAAGCCGGGTACCGTGCTGTCATAATACGGGCTGTCTTCGTCAAATGGGTTAAATACGCCGTCGGCCAGCGTGTCGTTTAGGGTAAAGCTCATGGTGCCGGCGCCGAATTGGTCGCCCTCATCGCGGCGGCCACGTTTAACGTTTATGCCTATGCAACCGTCCATTACTGACGCAAACGTGGTAGAGCCATCTAATACGTAGGTTGTGTTATTTAATACGCCGCGCGTTGCGTCGTCAAGTGTAAAGCCATCAACCAAAAAACCGACATCCACCAATAAGTCATAGTTGCCGCTTTTTACAACGCTGTAGCCGGGCATTTAGGCCACCGCGATAGCTGCCGGGCCGCTGGTGCGGTTGTATGCCCGAATTGCGTTTACTACGGCTTCGCCAATTTCGGGGCCGGTAGCCAAACCGCCCGTAACGTTTACGGTTACGCCGCCGCCCATTTTGCCCATTTGCGACAACGGTACGACGGCCTCGGGGCCAGCCTCACCAATTAGCGCCAGCGTGGGGCCGGTCACAATGCCGCCGTTAGCCATGGCCGGAATACCCGCAATAATGCGGTTTACGCGCTCGGTAACTACTACGTCAATGTTTACCGTTCGTTTCATTTTGGCGGCGATACTGTCCATTTGCGCCATGAGCTTTGGCGTCATTTCTTTAAGCTTTTGGGTAATGCCGTCCACCATGTGCTTGGCGGCGTCAATACCGGCTTGCATAAAGTTTTGGGCGGCCATAAGGCCGATTTCGTCGCCCGCGGCCTTGGCGCTATCAACAAGCTGGTTAGTTTCCGCGATGGCTGTAGCGCCGCCCGCTATCAGCTGGTCAGCAATAGCAATACCGGCTTCTTGCCCGGCGTCAAGCACTTGTTGTAGCGCCTGCTGGCTAAGGCCCATACGCAAAAGCTCGCGTACCTTGCTGGCGTAGTTAGCGATACCGGCTACTTGGTCGCGTAGGCCCTGTAAAAAGCCTTTGCCGGTTTCTTTGCCGGCGTCCTGAGCGTCACCAAAGTTAAGCGCGCTGGTAATGCTGTCGCTTACCGATTGGGCAAAATCGGCAAACGCTTGTTTAGCGTCCTCAAGGCCCTTTACGGCTTTCTGTAGGGCGTCCTGCAAACCCTCGCGCACTAGCTCGCTAAACCGCTTCACCTTGGCGCCCGCGCCCCCGCCGCCGCCTGCCCCGTCCGGGTCAAGTTCGCCGCCCAAATCTTTAGCGGTTTCGGCAAGCCGTTTGGCGTAATAGCTGCCGTAACTCATGCGGCTACCGGCGTCGTAAACTTGCGACGCAAAAGCGTCAAATTGTGCGCCTAGTTTGTCGGTGTCGATTAGCTCGCCAAAAGCGTCCTTAAGCGACCGGGCAGCGCCAAGCAGATCGCCTTTAATGGTTTGCCACGACGATTGGGCAACCTTGGCGCCCCGGTACAAAACGTTAATAAACGCGGCCGTTGCCAGCGTCAAGCCTTTAAGTACCGGCGTAATGTCGATACCGGCACGCTTAAATTCGGCAATCATTTGCTGTACGCCGGCGCCAAACCCGTCCTCGCCAATAGCTGCGGTTACGCGCTCGACGGCTGGCGTGACGTGGTTGTTAAACCATGTAACGACGGTTTGCACGACGGGGATAAGCGCCCGGCCAAGGTTGGTTTTAACGTCGTCCACGGTGGCGCTAAGGATTTTCATTTGCCCGGCTAGGCCGCCCGACGTTCGCGCAAAATCGCCTTGGGCGTCGCCGGTTTGCTCGTAAATGACCTTTTGGGCTGCAAGTACCTTTTGCTGCGCGGTAAGCGCCCCGGTGCCGCGGTAAATGCCTAGTTCGAGCGCTGCGGCTTTTAGCGCGGCGTCATTAAGCAACACGTTGTATTTGCGTATTGGCTCGTTTTCGCCGCGTAAGGCCGCACCGAGCGCGGTAATGGCCTGATCGACGCTCGTATTATTAAAGCTCGCTAGGTCAGCCGCTAAACGTACAAAATCGGTACTAAAGGTACTTAAGTCTTTACCGGCGAGGCCAGCGGATTTACCAAACATTGCAAACGTGCTGGCGGCGTCAAGCGCTGCCGTCCGGCTAATGCCAAGCTCGCGCGCCGTTGTTTTGGCAAAATCTTTTACCTCGGCGCTAATCGCGCCAAAAATCACCTCGGTTTTGCTAATGGTTTCGTTAAAGTCCGACGCGGCTTTTACGGCGCTTACACCAAAAGCGACCGACGCCCCGGCCAATGCAGTCATGGCAATACCGGCGGTTGCCAACCCGGGCGTTAATTTGCCAAATGCTTTTTGGGCTTCCTTAACGCCTTTATCGACGAAAGTCGAAAAAATAGGTATGTTAATTGCCATAATGCCGCTTTAAGTTTCGATTGGTGACGCGCTCGACGTCCTTAAGTACGTCCTCTACTTTACGCTCAACGGCCGGGCGGTTACGTTCTACCGTTGGGATAAGTACGCGGGGCTGGTCGCCAACGTCAGCTTGCGCGTTTAGATTGGCTACGAATTGGCTAAACGTGTTGCGGCCTGCATGGTCAAAAATGGCACCGGCACCGTCAGCTTGCTGAATAACCATTAGACGGTAGGGCAGCGCGCCAAATGTAACTTGTTGCGTGTATTGGTTGCCGAATTCGTCGCTGCGCGTAAAATTTACGTACCGCTCGCGGGTAGCTCGTACGCCTACTTTGACCTTAAAACCTTTTTGTACGGCTTTGTTATCCCACATAACCGGGCGATTTTTAACCAAGCTGCCGCGCCGCATACCCGACAACGGCGCCCCGTTGCCTTTCGAGTTGTCGTAGCTAGCCACCATTGCCCGAGCTTGGGTAATGATTTCGTCGCCCGTACCCTTAATACGCTTAGTAATCTGCCGGCGATACCGCGGGTCAATTTTATGCAATTCCGCTAAGGCTTCCCGTACGCCCTCAACTTTTAGCGGTACTGATGGCTGCATGGTTTACCTTTGCTGGTGGCGTTCTGTCAATACTTTAACCACCGTGGCCAAGTCTTTAACGTCAAAGTCAATACCCGGCGGCCACCACGAAACCGCAACTAGCAATTCGGCTAGTTGTCGTCGGTAGGTGCCGCTTGGGTAGGGTTTACCGGCTCTTGCTCTACTACCTCGACGTATGGCGCCGACAACTTTTTAATAAAATCATCGAACGAGGCCGGCACCGGCTTACCGGCTTGTTTGCTTGCCTCAAACGCCAAATAAGCCAAATCCTCTACGCCCATGGCGGTAGCCATGTCTGAGGCCTTGCGCTTAAATTTGCGTTCCCATAACACAACCGTAAAAAGGTTGGTTTGTACGTCGTAGGCGCCCTCGGGGGCGTGAACCCTAAGCGATAGTTGCATTGTTAGCCTTTCGTGTCGGGCCGGCTAAGGCCATGGTTACGGGGTTACGTCTGCGGTGTAAACGCCACCGACAAAAGTGACGTCGATCATGGACAATTCGCCCATGGTTGCGTTCACTACGGGCAGCTCGGTAAGCAGCGCGCCGGTGAGGGTAAAGCCCGGGTTGGTTGCGCTGTCTGCGCCGACGGCTGGCTTCACGATAACGGTAACGGTGCCGCCAACGATGTTGGCGAGCGTCGCGTAGGTTTCGCTGCTGGCGTAGCTCATGTAAAGCGAAAGGGTAAGTTCGTGGTTGCCCAAACCGCTTACGTACTTGCGGTTGCTGTCACCAAACGCGGTGGCCTCGAGCTGGTCGTAACGCTGCGTGAACGTTGCGGCGGTGCATTGGTCGGAAAGATCGACGCTATTAACGGTAACGACCGGGTTGGAAAGGTACGTCGTGGTGGCCATGGGCTATTTCTCCTCGTCTGTCTCTAGTTCTTTTTTAGCATTTTTTGCGGGCTTTGGTGCGGATACTTTGACAATAAAGCCGTTAGCGATGAGCGCCGCGACGTTAATACCGTTGGCGGTTGCGCCCTCTACGTCATAATCGGCGCCGATTTCCCCTAGCCGGTGGCTTGCAATTTTGTATTTGTCCATGTTTACCCCGTTTGGGCTTGCATTTCTACGGTTAGGTCATAGGCCGGGTATTCGCCGGTACCCATTACGGCAATGGTGGGCCGGCCGTCGGTTACGGCAATGTTAGCCGCAAGTAGTTTGGCGGCCATGTTCATTAGCGACCGTTGGGCGTCAAGGTTGCCCGGGCCAAGCGTAATGAGCCGTACCGGGTAGGTCATTTGCACAATGTTGTAGTTGATGGCCCTAAAGCTTGGCGCCTCGATAAACGCGCACGGCGGGACAATGTTGCGCGGGTCGTTAGCTACCTGTAGCCCGGTAATGCTTTGTAGCTTGGCGGTTAGGTCGTCTAACGCCTCGTTAAAAAGATCGGTGTAGGCGACGACGGGCATTAGTAGATTTGCGCCCGGTCAATGCCCAATAGCTGCTTAATCATCGGGCTAACGCCAACGCTATTGCCTG